AAAACTGGACTAAATCAATACCATATAAAAATAGGGCTACGATTCAGGCAACTTTCAGACAAGTATTTGAACCAGCATCGTAATGTCAGTAAACGCATCAGTATTTAGTAGTCTACAGGACATAAATCCATCAGCAATAATTGAGTTATTTACTCTTCAGTTATCTACTGCATTACATGGTGCAAATACAATATATAGATTTCATGCTGGAAGCAACTTAAATGCAAATGGAAAAATAGTTTGGGCTACCAATGAATATCTTAGATTTCCTATTCAAGCATCAGGCTTTGCTTTTCAAAAAGGGCAGCTACCCAGACCAAAAATAAGTATTAGTAACGCAACAGGATTGATTTCATCAATATTGTTATCTGTAAACGAAACAACAACTGGTAATGATTTGACAGGAGCTACAGTAACAAGAATAAGAACATTAGCTAAATTTATTGATGCTGTTAATTTTGCCGATGGAACAAATGCAACTGCTGATCCAACTGCTGAGTTTCCGCAAGAAGTATATTTAATAGATCGAAAATCAACAGAAACTAGAGAGGTTGTTGAATTTGAACTTGCTGCTCCTACAGATTTAGCTGGAGTAAGAATACCAAAGAGGCAATGTACTCGTTCTGAATTTAAATCTATTGGTACGTTTGTTCAATGAGTTGGAAATATAAAGCACTACTTCATGCTCAACGAGAAGATCCAAAAGAATCTTGTGGCTTGTTATTAAATATAAAAGGTAAGGAAAGATATTTTCCTTGTCGTAATCTTTCAATGACAGATCACCAATGCTTTATTATCGACCCAGAAGACTATGTGAAGGCAGATAATACGGGAGAAATTGTTGGTGTTGTTCATAGTCATCCAATAACACCTCCTACTCCGAGTCAAGCAGATAAAATTAGCTGCGAAGATAGCAATTTACCTTGGTATATTGTTAATCCAAAAACAGAACAGTGGGGATATTTAGAACCTTGTGGATACAAGCCACCTTTATTAGGCCGTCAATGGGTATGGGGTATAACTGATTGTTGGAGTTTAATAAGAGATTGGTATAAAGAAGAAAAAAATATTGAGCTTAGAGATTGGGAAAGACCCACAACATTAGAAGAATTTAATAATAAGCCTTTGTTTGAAGATTGTGCTTGGCGAACTAATTTTAGAGAACTTAGACCTGATGAAAAGTTACAAGATGGAGATGTCCTGCTTATGAGCATTTTGCACCCAACTTTAAATCATGTAGCATTATTTTTTGAAGGTGATGTTATTCATCATTTAACCGATAGACTATCTTGTAGAGAGCCTTACTCTGAATGGTTGCTAAAATGTACAGGAAAGAGGTATCGTTATGCTTCGTAAAGTAAAACTATATGGAGAGTTAGCTAAATTCGTCGGACACAAGGAGTTCGAGGTAAAGGTAGATACAGTTAGTAAAGCTGTAAGTTTTTTAATACATAATTTTCCAAAAGTTGAAAGTTTTATGAGTCCTAAATATTACCAAGTAAAAGTTGGTGA